CTCGGCGTCGGCCTGATCGTGGCCGGGATCGTGATCCGCCCGCGGACCTGACGGCGGCCCGGTTTCCTCCACCACGTAGAGCTTCGCTCCGGGCTGGGGTTCCTTGGTGCTGTTCTGGTACTCCTGCTTGGCCTTGCAGGCCTGGCACTCGATCGTGCGCACGTCGAAGTAGCTGTCCGGCCGGTCGGTCCACGCGACGTGCTTGTCCTGACCGCAGCCGTCGCACAACGACTCCTCGTAGGCGCCCAGCGCCAGCGTGAGTAGCCGGTCCTGGGCGGTCCACTTCTTCCCGGAGCGCCCCCACCACAGCGATGGGGGCTTGCCCCAGGAGCGAGCGGTGCGGAGGGCTAGGAGCGCGCCTCCCGCTTGCGGCTGCGCGAGGACGCGGACGAGAAAGGGACGTCGACCTTGGGGGGCTCGTGGTTGGCCATGCCCGCGGCCACGAGCAGCATCCGCACCTGCGACTCCGACGTGTCCTGCAGCTTGCGCAGAAAGCTCGCCGTCACGCCCTTGGGCTCGATGATGGCGTCGGCCAGCTGGTGCAGCGTGATCGAGGTGGTGTCCTTGACGTCCTGCTTCTTCAGCCGCTTCTCGATCCGCTCCCGCGCCTCGTCGGAGCGCCCCTCGACTCGGAACACCAGCGCCGATGCCTCGAACTGGTGCGCCGCCTCCTCGATCTTCTGGCGCACCCCCTCGGGGGTCGGATCGTTCATGCCGCGGTCCTCATCGGGGACCAGCTCGGCCACACGCAGGTCCCGCTGCAGGGCGTCGATGACGCCGAGGAGGTCGGGCCGCTGGTAGAGCGTCACGGCGCGAACGACGGGCTTCGCGCCGTCGATCCACGCGTCGAGGTCGAAGGTGGCCGGGTCGAGCTCGGGCGTCTCGTCGACGCTCTCGTCGTCGGGTGCGTCGCTCAGGGTGCGGTCGTCGGTGCTGCTCACGGGTAGCCCTCCCACGGGTCTAGTTGTTTCCACGGGTCTCTGCTGTGCGGTGTGCCGGGCCGGGGTGGACCCGTGGGAAGTCGCCCCGGCCCGGGGTCTGGATCAGGCCGCGATGACGGCGCGCTCGTCGGTGCCACCGGACTGCACGTAGAAGTTCAGGGCGAAGCCCTCGTAGCGGCCGCCCTCGGGGGTCAGTAGGCGCGGGTGACCGGTGAGGATCTCGTACACCTGCACCTCGTCGCCGGCGGCGAAGGGCTCCTCGAAGTCCTGGCCGATGCGCTGCACCAGGAAGCCGCTGATGCCGGACTGCGTGAACGTCGTCCACGCCTTGTCCTCCGCGGTGGTGGTCCAGCGGAAGAACTCCATGGCCGCCGTGTAGTTGACCTTGCCGGGCGCGGAGTCGTTACCGCGGGCGCACAGAGCCGGATCGGTGACGGTGTCCTCACCGGACGCGCCCAGGCTGAAGTTGTTGGCCTTCACCAGGCACGAGATGTCGAGCGCGCCGGCGGCCGACACCTCGGCGACGGTCGGGGCGCTGGGGACGAGCAGGGCGGGGACGAACGCCAGCTTGCGGCGGGCGTCCGAGAGCATCTTGGGCACGGCGTGGTTCTCCTTCTCGGGTGGCGTCGCCGCAGCCGGTGCCGCGGTCGTCTGCTGCTGGAACGGGTGGAGAGACGTCAGTCCTGGGGGTGCTGCGCGTCGACCAGAGCGACGATGTCGTCGCGGCCGGCGTCCTCCGGTACCTCGATGCCGACGCCGGTGGCGTACTCGCGCCAGGCCTCCTCGGTGGCGCCGGCGCCACCGCGCGGGGGCTGCTCGGGCGTCTGCTGCCCGCTGTCCTGCTCGTCGGCCGCCGCGCCGGGGAAGGCGGAGCCGTCGGGCACCTGCTCGCGGGCCTTCTGGGAGGGGGTCTTCACGTAGTCCGGGAAGTTCGGCAGCGCCGACTCCGGCAGGAACGACTTCTTCCCGGTCTCCTTGTGACGGACCTGGACGAGGGGGATGGCCATGCGAGCTCCTCGGGCATGGGTCGGAGCCCCATCGCCAGGCGGCGGGGGCTGGGCGCTGACGGGGTCAGCGGGTGGCGGTCAGCGAGTAGTTGTCGACGGCCACAAAGAGGGTCTGGCCGGGGATGTCCTCGTCGGGCCGGATGTCGGACGAGGAGCGGTGCTCGACGACGCCGGTCTCCCAGCCCTCCACGCGCAGCCGTTCATCCATGAGGGCGTCGCGGCAGCGGACGGCCACCCATTCGGCCTGCTCCGCCGTCCCGCCAACGCTGGTGACCTGCCAGCGGAAGACGTGCCGGTCGGCCTGGGTGCGAGTGAAGTCGTCGGTGGCGCGCTGGCCCGGCGTCGCGTACAGCACGGCGTACCGCTGCTCGAGCGGCCGACCCTTCTCGTCGACGGGCACCTCGCCGTCGTACGTCGGGTCCACGACGGCCTCCATCCGAGCCAGGACCGCCGCGCGGGCGCTCACAGCAGGTCCTCGGCCACGGCGCGGGCCAGGTAGTCCTGGAACGTCTCCGCCTCCCGGTCGAGCGCACCAGCCGGGTCCGGGAACACGGGGCCGCTGCGGGCGGTGCCCTCGTAGGCGATGAACGCCAGGGAGCCCTGTCGACGGCCGATCTGCGGGCCGATCTCGGCGCCGATCCCGTCTCGCTTCTCCCAGGTCTCGTAGCTGATCGACGCTGGGATGCCGCTGAACCGGGCGCTGCCCTCAGCTTCCTCCTGCAGGTCGCGCTTGATGTTCAGGGCGGCGCGCTGGGTCACCTTGCGCACCTGGTCGTGCGTGCGCGCCGGGGCTGTGCCCAGATCGACCGCGAGACGGCGGAGATCGGAGGTGTCGATGCTGAAGTCGGCCACGTCAGTGCACCGCCTCAACGGGGAGTCGTCGGGCGGTCTTCGCGGTGGCGGAGTGCGGCGCCTGCACGATGAGTTCGCCGCCGACGAGGGCCTCGTCGAGTGGGTTGGAGTCGATGCGCGCAACGTCGTCCCGGCGCGGCCGCAGCGGAACGTCGTCACTGTCGCGCTGGTAGCCGTTGGACTCGACGGGCAGGTGCAGCTCCATGGAGTCGACCGCGACCTCCACCTCACCGGCCTCTGCGCCGCCGGTGGAGCGTCCGTTGTCCTGCACCTTGCAGCGGCCGACGTAGACGGTGATGCGGGCCGGCGGGTCGTAGGTGCCGGTCTCGTGGTTGAAGGGGCCCTTGCCGATCCCGGCCCGGGTGATGGTGCAGGACGACGTCATCTTCGACTCGGCGAGCCGGCGGCCCATCGCGATCGCCGCGGAGACGTTCACGTGACGAAGACCGTGCTGCCGTAGGTGGACCGCAGCCGCTCCAGCACACGCGGGGGGATGGGCAGCTCGCCCTGCTGCTGCTGCCGCGAGAAGCCGACCCGGAAGTCGTCGACCGCGAGGGTGGCAGGGGCGGCACCGTGGATGCCCTTGTCGGCGCGGTCCAATGCCTCGGCAGCGAGCACGCACGTCCACCGCACCAGTTCGGCCGGCGGCTGCGCGTAGCCGACCGTGTAGCGGACCGAGGCCGTGCCGTCGGCGTTGCGCACGACCGCGACGGCGCCCCGGGGGAGGCCGTGAACGACGAGCTGGTTGCGGCTGTCGTAGACGGCCGGGGCCGTGATCTCGGCCGGCGGGTAGACCTGCCAGCCGATCTCGGCCCGCAGGTCTTCGGAGGCGTCGGCCAGGAACGCCTCGACCTGCGCCAGTTCGGCCGGGACGGTCCAGACGGGCCGTTGAAGGCGGTTGGCGAGGTCGGCCGGCGTAGCGAAGGGCTGTGTCACGTCGGCCGACCTCCCCGTCCGTCAGGCGCCGTAGCGCTCGATGAGCTGCGCCTTGGTGGTCTTCTCGTCCCGCGCCCATGCCTCGTCGGCGCCCTGGTTGATGGCGAAGTCGACCCATTCGGCCTTGGCCTCTGCCTGCTTCGGCGGCTCGATCGCGCCGACGGGCAACGTGCCGGTGTGCTCGACACCGTCGGCGGTCACGACCACCGCTGCGTCCTCCTTCGAGCCGGCCGCGGCGTCGCCTTCGGCGCCGGTCGGCTTGTCGGTCGCCTGCTCGGCCCCGACCAGGGCACTGCCCGGGTCGGACAAGCCGAGATCGCCTCGGGCGTCCAAGTCGGGCACCTCGGCGGTGTTCGCCTCGCCGACGTCGACCTGGTCGGCGAGCACGCGCTTCGCGAACTCCTGCTCGCGGGCCTCCTGCTTGCCGTTGTCGTCGACGTGCACGACACCGGGACGGATGCCCTTCGGCCCGGACGTGTGGATCTCCGGAGAGATCACCGTCGGGCCGTGCGGGTTGCCCTGGCCGGCGTTGATCGGCGCCAGGAAGTCGGCCGGGCGGGGGTCGACTGCTGCGTCGCGCAGCGCCGTCCCCACGACCTCGACCCCGGTACCGCCCGCGTCGACCTCCTCGACCGTCACCGGGCCGGGAGCATCCCCGTCGACGGTGTAGCCGGCGGCACGGAAGTAGTTCAGCGCCGCCTCGTCGTTGGTGTTCGCGACGCCGTCGGTGAACTTGACTCCGGCCGGGCCGGTGCCGCTGTAGCCCTTGTTCGGGGCTTCCACTCGAGCCATGGTCATGCCTCCGGTCAGGACAGGCGGATGTTGCGGCGCACGGCCGCGGCCTTGGTGGCCTTGAGCGCGACGGACACGGGGCCCATCTCGACCTCGCCGGTCTTCACGGCACCGGCCCGCTCGAAGTCGGGCAGCCAGGTGTTGACCAGCTGCTGTCCGGCGACGGAGACGCCGTGGAAGCCGTCGAGGCCCAGGCGCACCGCGAACAGGTCGGTGTAGTTGCCGGCCTGCCCGTCAACGGTCTTCGCGGTGACCGGGATGACGTCGGTGCTCGACCCGGCCTTGGTGCCCATGTCGATGAGCATCAGGTTGCCGAACATGTCGACCCGGACGCCGTCGCCGTTGTCGCCGAAGGTGATGACGTCCTGGGTGAAGTAGCCGGCGCGGCGAGCGACGCCGCGGACCTTGGACAGCAGGCGGGTGTTGCCGAGCAGGGCGGTGGCCGGGCCGTCGAGCAGGGCGACCAGCTCGTCGACGTCGTCCAGGGCGCCGAACGCGGTGTCGTTGCCGGCGGCGATGTTCGTCCAGTCCGTGCCCGCCGTGGCACCGAGTTCCGTGGTGGAGCCGGTGAGCGCCTTGGACAGGCCGTCGAAGCCGTTGGCGTCCACGGCGGTGTCGCCGTTGATGACCGCGTCGTTGAACGCGGCCTGGGAGCCCTTGATCTTCTGCTGCATCTGCAGCGTGGTCTCCGCGGCGGCGGCGATGCCGTGCAACACGCGGTCGATCTGGAACGAGCCGCCGAGGGGCTTGAGGTCCGTGGCGTACCGGGCCTTCGTGACCTCCTGCGGCGAGTACTCGGAGTTGATGGCACGGAAGCCGGCGGTGGCCTGCGTGATGAGCCGCGTGTAGCCGTAGGTCAGGGTGCCGCCGTTGCCGGCGGCGTTGACGGCGTCGTCGAACGTCATCAGGTCCAGCAGGCGGTTCTGCTTGCGGAACTCGTCGATGACGTTGACGTCGATGTCGTCGGTGGCGTTGAGCTTCGCCTGGGCGAGGGTCACGGGCATGGGGTGGGTCTCCTTCTCGGTTCCTGCCCGTACCTGCTACGGGTCAGCGGGAGTTGGGCTTGCTGTTGAGCCGGGCCGCCACTGCGTCCTGCAGGGAGGCGGCACGCTTGGGGCCCTCGTCGCGGGGGCCCTGGTCGCCTCCGCCGCCGAACTTGCGTGGCGGGGTGGCCGCGAGGTGGGGCTTCTTGGTGAGCAGTTCGGCGAGGGCGTCGTCGATCTCGGTGGCGTCGATGGCGTCGCCGTCGAGAAAGTCGTCGGCCTTGTGGCTGCGCAGGAGGATCGCGACGGCGTCCTCGGGGTCGGCGAACTTCTTCGCCGCGCGGGCCTCGATCTTGTCGACGACCCGCTCACGGAGCGCCTCGGAACGGGCCTCCCGACGCGCCTCCTCCCGGATCTTCTCCGGGTCGGGCTGGTCGCCGTCGGCCTTGGGCTTGGTGAGCTCGCGGATCTGCTCGGGGGTGAGGCCGAGGTCCTTGAAGGCGCGCAGCTCGGTCTTCGTGGTCCTCAGCTGGCCCTTCATGCGGTCGAGGGCCTGCTTGCCGGCGTCGCCGAGCTTGTCGGCGTCGGGGTCCTGGCCGTCGCCGGGGTCGCCGCCCGGGTCCGGGTCCTGGCCGGGGTCCGGGTCGCCGCCCGGCGGGTCGCCGGCGGGGTCGCCGTCGGCCTCCATGCGGAAGTCACCGTGCTGCGCTCGGCGGGCGTCGAGGAAGGACCGGGCCTGCGCTAGGTAGGTCGAGTAGTCGGGCTGGGCCACCGTGGGTAGCGTCGAAGAGAACATCAGGCCGTCACCTCGTCGTACGTGGCGGCGAAGATGTCGGGCTTGCACGGGTAGAGCTCGCCCTGGACGCCTCGGATGACCCAGTCGTTCTCGCGGGCGAGCATCACGCCTTCCAGCGTGGGGATCCGCATACCGATCTCGGGGTCGCCGTCGGTGGGCTGCTCGGTGGCCTTGCCGGTGCTGTCGACGTAGCAGCCCTGGGGCTTGCCGTCCGACATCTCACCGACGTCGGCGAACACGCACATCTCGTTCCAGTTGTCCCAGCGGAGCTGGACGGCTTCGATCTCGACGGGCTTCTTGCGGTAGCGCTGTGCCATGGATGTCTCTCCTTGCGAGAGGCTGGCCGTCGCCCCTTGCGGGCGGCGGATGTCAGGTGGTGTAGCCGTAGAACCGCAGGAGCCGGATGGCGTCCTGCCGGTCGTTGGCGATCTCGTAGATCGACTCCGGGAGCAACCGCGGTGTGCGGGTGCGCCGGTACCGCTCGCCCTGCACCTTGGCCAGGTCGCGTTGCGCGCGGCCATAGGTGCTGCGGGCGGTCGTTCCGACGGTCGTCGTCTGCATCGACCGGCCGAACATCTGCGTGCGCTCGATGCCGAGGCGGGCGTTGACGACTTGGCCGATGTCCGCGCCGTCCCGGATGGCCTGAGCGCCGGCCGCGGTGAACGCGTGGGCCTGCTCGTCGGCGCTGAGCGAAGCGAAGTAGGCGTCAGGGTCGGTGAGGTAGTCACCGCCGACGTCCTCGGTTGCGGGGATGTGCCGGCACTTGCACCGCGGGTGCCGCTGGAAGCCCTGGTTCCACCGGTAGAACTTCCCGGCCAGCACGATGCACCGAGAGCACGCACCCGGGTTGAGCATCCGCACCCAGCCGGTCACCTTCGGGCGCACCGCCATCGCGGTCGACGTGGCCTGCCGCGCCGCCGACGTCACCTGCGTCTCCGCGATCCGCTCCAGCAGCCCCAGGCCCGCCTTGGACGGGCTGAGCCCTTGCGCCGCGGCGTGCAGGGCGCGCAGTCGGACCGTGGCCACGGTGTCCTCGAGCGGCAGCCCTGACGCCGACACCGCGAACGCGGCTGGCCGCAGCGTGGCCTGCGGCTCGCCACCGTCCACGTCGAGCTCGTCCAGGACGTCAGACACGTACGCCTGGGCCTGGGATGCGGCGCCGATCTGGGCGGCGGCGATCCTGGCCGTGGCCTGTCCGGTGATCGCGAGGACCGAGCCGTCGATGTTCCGAGCGTCGAACTGCCGCCACAGCGACCGCACGTCGAGGATCAGCGACCCGATGAGGTGCTGCCCGGAGGCGTAGAAGCGATCCGCCGCCTCAGGTGCCGTCTGTACCGGTGCTGTCACCGTCGCCGCCATTCAGGCCCGCCAGGACGCCGTTGAGGGCCCCGGCGCCAGCGGGGTCGCGGGCGACCATCGCCATGACCCGGTCCACGTCGGGCTGCGACAGCCCGTACCGCTCAGTGGCGATCCACTCCAGCGGAAAGCCGACCTGCTTGTCCTTGAGGGCGGCGTCGGCGAGCTGGGCGTCGTTCTGGATCTCGGGGTTGCGCCACTGCATCGTCGCAGCACGGCAGGCCTCGGCGACTCGGTACTCGCCGCGGACCAGCGCCATGAGGCGGAAGATCCCGCGCGCGGGCGGGGTGTAGTACAGGTGGTCCTGGCGGACGTCGGTCACCAGCGGCGTCTCGGTGGCCTTGAGCGTCTCGCCGTTGACGTTCCC